TTAGGCCAGCACTTCTGCCGCATTGACCCAGTGCCAGCCCTCGGTTGCCTCACCCCAGCTCGGGAATGGTGAGTAGTCATCACCCAGCACCAGCACGCCATAGGCAGGCATGGTGAGAAGCGCACTCTCATCCGGACCATGGCCAAGTGCAGCGAGCAATCCGGCATCGTCGATCTGCAGGCTGATCCTGGTATCCGACAGGTTGAACAATGCCGTCAGTTGCCTGTGTCCGTCACTGCGACGGAAGGCAAATAACGGGTCTGGCAGCAGCTCGAAAAATTCCAGCGGCTGACGGGTCAGATCAAGGTTGAGTTTGCGCCAGGCAATCAGCGCGCGGGTAACATTGAGGGTGGAGAAGGCATCATCCTCCTGTCGGTCGACACTGAGTGGCGGATAGCTGTCAGGGATCGGCAGCCAGGCATCATCGGCAGCGGTGAAACCGGCCTGCGGTCTGTCCGCTTCCCATGGCATCGGCACCCGGCACGGATCGCGTCCCTCAACCACCGAGCCACGCCCGACCGCCGGATCAACAATCCGGTCATCGGGGATCGGCCCATCCGGCAGGCCCAGCTCCTCGCCCTGATACAGGAATACGGAACCCGGCAGCAGCGCCAGCAGGGCATTGAGCTGCTTGGCCCGTTCGGGGTCGGCGATATAGCGGTCGCCATCGGTGGACCAGCGGCTGACCGTCCGGCTCACATCATGGTTCGACATCGCCCATGACGGCCAGCAGTCACCGGGCAGATTGTCATAGGTCTGGAAAATCGCCTGCAGGGTGGCGGCACTTTGCGGTCGCGCGAACAGGGCGAAATTATAGGCGGTATGCAGCAGGGTCTCGTCGGCGCTGTATTGCTTGGCGAGCGCCATGTCGTTCTCGTCATGCACCTCACCAACCATGAAGGTGCCGGGATAGCGGTCAGTCAGTGCCCGCAAGCGACGGAGGAAATCGAGTACTTCCGGCTGGCTCTTGTCATAGACGTGGATCAGGTCCTCGTAAAAGCTGCCATCGGTGCCGGGCTTCAGCGGCGCATCGGGGAAGGCCTCGTTATGGAAGGCATAGTTGATGGCATCGAGGCGCAGGCCGCTGATGCCCTTGGCGAGCCAGAATTCGACCTCGGCCAGCACGGCATCCTGTACGTCCGGATTGTGCATGTTGAGGTCCGGCTGCCCGACCACGAAATTGTGCAGATAGAACTGCTGGCGCGGTTCATGCCATTGCCACGAACTGCCACCGAACACGCTCTGCCAGTTGTTGGGCGGCTGCATCGTGCCATCGGCACCGCGCTTGCCGTCATGCCAGACATACCAGTCGGCCCGTGGATTATCGCGGCTCGATGCACTCTCGATGAACCAGGCATGCTGGTCCGAGGTATGGGACAGCACCATGTCGAGCACCACACCAAGCCCGCGCTGGCGTGCCTCGACAATCAGCCGGTCGGCATCATCATTGCTGCCGAACAGCGGATCGACCTGCCGGTAATCGGCAACGTCATAGCCGAAATCATCCATCGGCGAGGCAAAGAATGGCGAAACCCACACAGCATCGACGCCGAGACTGGCAATATAATCCAGCCGCTCAATGATGCCCGGCAGATCGCCGACACCGTCTCCGTTGCTATCCTGATAGGACCGCGGATAGACCTGATAGATCACCGCGCCGCGCCACCAATCTTCCTGCTGCATAAACCACCCTGAAATCCTCTGTTTCATCCCTGATACGATGGTCAACCGGATGTCGCAAGACCACGGGGCGGGCATTTCCTGTGCATAGGTGATTTTTAAACTGTCATCAGGAGCCGGGTTTGCGCCCCGGTATCGGCGCGCTGTCGGCGCGGAACAGGCGGTTGAGCAGGTCGGTGCCGGTGGCAAAACCCGTGCTGTCGCTAACCAGCGTCTGCTTTTCCTGACTACGTTTATAGACATAGATGCCAAGCACCGAGAGGCCGACCGTCCAGATCGTGCCCAGTGACGCCATGGCGGCGATTACCGCACCGGCCTTGCCCGGATCGGTGACGATGACATAGGCGATCGCGCCCATCTGCCCGGCCCATGTCAGCGCCATCACATAGCCAAAGGTTGGCCGCATACGGCGAACATAGGCATCACCAGAGGCAACCTCGGTCCGCAGGCTGGCATTCACCTCGGCGATGGTGGTGCGGTATTCATCCGCTGCAATCTGCGCCATGCGCTCGGTATGGCGGTTGGCCTCGGCCACCCGTTCGGGCGTGATCTTGCCAGCGGTGATCGCGTCATCCACCTGTGACAGGGCATCGGCGGCCCCGTCAGCTATCGGGTTATCGAGTTTGCGCAAGCCCTCACCCACGAGCTTGATGAGCAGGGGAATGCCGAGTTGCGCCAGTATTGCCGGGATCATGACCACATTCCCCTACGCCGCAAGCCGGTAGAACAGGTGCCGACCGATGGCGGCTATCGGGCGCTGACCAACCGCCCAGCCCGGCGTGATGCCCTGCGCGTGGTAATGGGTGGCGCCGAGCGCATCGGGTGGTGCGGTCAGATCGCGCAGCATGCCGTTCACCGCCTGCCGGGCAATCTGCAGCGCCGTATCGAAGGCCGGATCATCCGCGGTCACCGCCGCCAGTTTCGCCCGGTTCGGATCATCCTCGTTCCAACAGGAGAACTGCCACGGCTTGCGACAGACGCTGGTGACATCATGGCCCCACCAGAAACGGTTGCCATGCTGCCGGGCCACCGCCACGCGGTTCATGATCACCGCTGCCACCGCCGCCATGCCGAGCCTGCCCTCGCCCCGCGCCTCCCCCCAGAGAGTGCGCGCAAGGGTATCGACCGCGTGGCTGACATGAACATCCGATGCAGGCGCGACATCAGCGGTTTCGGGAGGGGATGCGGCACCATCAACGGGCACCAGTCTTGGTTTGGTAATCATCGGCTCAGCCTTTCAGTTGCAGGTTGTCTTCGGCACGCTGGAACACACTGCTGTCGAGCTTGGCCTCGATCCGCAGCAGGTGGTGGGTCAGGCGCTTTTCGGTATCCTTCAGCAGCGCCACCGAGGCATAGGATCGGGCCACATCAAACTTGAACCCGGCCAGTTCGGCACGCAGTTCGTCGAGCATGTTCTTGGCCCGGTCGGCGGTGTCGCTATTGGCCCGGTGTGCATCCAGACGGTTGCGCCAGATCAGCACCGCCAGCGCCGTCAGGGCGGGTAGTTCGACAATGGTGATCCACCAGATCAGGTCATCGGAAAAAGTCATGGTCAGGTACTCCGGCACTAACCGCCCTGCCAGTCGGGGCGCGGGCGGGTTGGTTTGGTCTTGCGGGTCGGACGGATGAAGCGGACCGGTTCCACCGACAGGCATCCGGCAACGGCGTCGAGACCGTCATCGCGGGCCGGGCCGGTGATGCCCGGTCGCCAGTCGGTCAGTTCATCCATGAACGGGCTGGCCAGCACCTGCCCATGGGCCGAGAGGGCACCGGCGGCGAGCACGGCGTCGAAGGCCTCCATGATCCGCTGATCCTTCGGCTTGCGGCTGGAAACCTCCACCACGGCAGCCTCGATCCCCTGTTCGCGTAAAACCTGTCGCAACAAGCCGGGCAGGAACCGCCCGATGCCGTTGATCTCCAGATATACGGCGGGCAAGTGATGGTCGGCTAGGAAGCCCGCCACCTGTCGGCATTGCTGGGTCGCCTCATCGGTCTGGTCACCCGGCGCAATGGTCAGATAGCGGATACGGTGCAGCCAGTAATGACCGTCCTCGCCGGTAAAGACACAGGCGACCACGCTGCGGTCACGTTTGGCCCGTGTGCGCAACAGATCATCGGATACCGCCTGACCGAAGGCCGGGTCCCACCAGCAGGCAGCCGACACCAGCCGCTGTTCACCGAGCCGCAGAACCGGGCGGCCATGGGCTTCCTGATAGGCCAGTTCGGTGTCGTAGCGTTTGAGCTGCGCCGGGTTCAGGTGTCCGGCCTCAATGGTCAGCGGTCGCAGCAGCATCTGCGCGGCAAACCGTGCCGGACCGGCCTTGCGCCGCAATGCCTCAATCGCCGCTGCCGGGAACCGCTCGGGCCAGACGCTGTTGCCCTCAGCGGTCACAATCGGACGCACCAGCCGCTTGAACCGGGCCAGAAACCCGTCCTCACCGGCATCGGTATAGAGGCTGTCCCGGTGATGCGGCGTGCCAAGATAGAGCTGGGTACCGCCGGGCGTCAGCACGAAGTCGATTTCCGCCAGCCGCTCGCGCAGACGTTCGCGCTGTTCTGCCGTCGCCGCCGTGTTGGGTACCTCCACATCGTCGCAGATAACCAGATCGGCCCGGCTGCCGGTGATATTGGCCTCGATTCCGCGCGCCATGACCGAGGGGTCGCGCAATTCCAGTTCGCGGCGGATGGTGAACCGGTCATTGGCCCATTGATCGCGCGATCCCACCGGCATCAGGTCGGCGGTCAGGGGGTGGCGTTCGATTACCCGGCGGATATTGCGCACCATCTTGCCGGCCAGCGCCTCATCCGCCGACAGCACGAGGATGCGCAGATTGTTGTCGAGCGCCAGCCGCCATGCGCAATAGAGGCCGGTGAGCGTGGACTTGCCGCAGCCACGGAATGCCATGATCAGCAAGCGGCGGTCGCCCTGAACCAGACGCTCGTTGAGCCAGCGAGCAATATCGCGGTGAATGGCCGGTGTCTGCTGCGCCTGTACCTCGTTCCAGGTGGCGATGAACAGGTCGAGCGGGATCATGTGGCGTAGTTGCCGCTATCAGCATCGGTAACCGGCGGACTGTCCTGATCCAGCACCTGCAATGTCGCCTGTGCCTTCTCGATCAGGCTCGGCAGGGTATCGGCACCGTCATCGATCCGATCCTGATCCGCCTGATCCTCGGCCATGACCAACCGACCGAGTTTCAGCAGTGCCTCGAGATGCGAGATCGCCGCTTTCAGCCCGGCATGATGGGCGGCATAGGATTTGGCATCACCCGCCGCATCATCACCCGGATTGCTGGCAAAATCCGTATATGATTCCAGCGCGCGCTGGATCGCCTGCGGCAGGGCCGCGAGCAATTCCTGACGTGCCGCAAGAAGAACGCTGTTCCGCATAAACGAAGTCCCGTATCCCGTCTGTCTGTTCTGTTTTGAAATCGTGATCAGCTGTGCTGGCTGATGATCTGCCACCCGGCACCGTTCGACATGACGGTGAGCGCATGGCCCTTGCCGGTCAGGCTGATCACCTGATTGTCCGGCCCGCTGCCACCTTCCTTGGTCACCGTCAGGTCATTGCCGGAATTGTCATTGCGCTTGATGGTGACAAGCCGCCCAACGGCAGAGATCGCCGAGGGCGCGGGTAGGCGCACCTCCACATCGCCGCTATAGGCATCAACCAGATAGAGGCGGCGGGTCAGGTCCGGGGTAAAGACACCGGGATCGCCATGGAAATCGGCATTAGCCGCCATATTGTTATGGGCAATGACCCACCAGTCGGCACCGTTCGACACCACCGTCGCGTAATCATAACGGGCACCGAGACGCAGCACCCGGCCATCGGGGCCGGGACCGCCGAGTTCGCTGATAACGATCTGGTTGGGCGAGGCATCGGTTTTCTTGATCGTCACCACCGCGCCATTGGCATCGACGGCAGCGGGCAGCCGCGCCGTCACCTCGCCGTTGAAGGCACTGACCAGATACATTGAGGTGCTCAGATCGACATCGAACGTAGCGCTGTCGGCAAACTCCCGGAACTCGGTATCAAAGCGCAGCAATTCGGTGGTGAGATCGGTAATCCGGGTCTTGCCGATGCGGTTCTTGTCCGGGTAGCCGGCGTTATAGGCGGTGTATTCGCCGCCACTGTGATCCTCGATCGCCGCACCGTCACTGGCCGATAGCAGGTTGACGATAGAGGTCTCCACCGACCCGTCATCGAGGATGATGTTCGAGAGACCGCCCGATGCCTCGGTATAGCAATTCACCAGCAGCGTCTTGTCGGTATCGGCACCAATGCGGATACAGCCCGCCCCCTCTGGTCCCAGATTGACCTCGAAATCGGTGAAGCTGTTGTTGAACCGCCCGGCCTCCAGATAGAGGCCGTAGCCGGTCGATCCGGCCCCGAGGGCATAGACCCGGCACTGGCTGAACCGGTTGGCATTGGGCGTATCACCGGCACCGGATTTGAGCAGGTGGATGCCGTGACGGCCATGCCGGACCACCAGCACACGGGCGAAATTGTTCCAGTAGCAGGGCTTGCCACTGTCGGTATAGCCATCGAGGACGAGGCCATCTGTGGCGTTCCAGATCGTCACATCGCGCACGGCATTCTGCACGCAGGGGCTGACCCGGCCCCGCATCACGATACCCGCCGACCCGCCATCAAGCTGCAGATCGGCGACGGTGGCGTAATTGCCCGGCATCTCGATCAGCGGGAAGCTGTTGGTGGTGGCCTTGATGATCGTGCCCTGCCCCATGCCGAACAGACCGCGATTGTCGCTGACCTCGATGGTCGAGGTGATGATGTAAGTACCGGCAGGCAGCAGCACCGATTTGTGGCTGGCGAGTGCCGCCTGTATCGCCAGCGTGTCGTTGGTCACGCCGTCGCCCTTGGCCCCGAAATCGCGCGCCGAAACCCAGTCCTTGAGCTTGTCGGTCAGATCGCGGGACACGGCACCGGCACCATCGGCGGTAACGGTTTCGGGCGCACCACCCCCGCTGCCACCCTCGCCGCCAACTGCGGGGTCATAGATCGCCGGATTGCCGCCACTGTCGAAACCGAGCAGCTTGCCCGCACGCTGTTCGCGACCCGGCAGGGCGCTCGATGCCGGGCTGTCGGTGCTGTCATAGCTCAGCGCCCGTTTCGCCCCGGCATCGACCTGCTGGATACAGGCCGTCAGGTAATCAAGCTCGTTATTCAGGGTCCGGGCGGCGAAGTCTCCGCCCTCCTGAAAATCCGTGACCCGGGCAATCGGCAGGCGTCGTTCAAGGGTCACCAGCGTCCCCCCGTCCGGCACCGCATCGAATACCACCGTGCCGCCATTGCTGTTCCCGGCACCGGTGACGGTAAAGCCGGTGACCTGCGGCGCACCGTTGAGCGCCACAGACAGGTCGGCGGCCTCAAAGATGGCGAAAGGATAGGTGAAGCTGGTCTGGATACCATCGGCGGCATACTGGATGCGCGGCGAGACACCGCTCAGCTTGATATGGCTGTCGGACATGGATTTGCTCTGACTATGGGTGAAGGAATGACGCGGGTGACGGCGATGGATCAGCCGAGATAGGTCAGCAGCTGGAAGCGCTGGGCCTCGGCCAGACGGGTGCGTTCAAGCAGGTTGTTCTGGCGCAAATTGGCGAGGTCCTGGGTCAGCCCGGCCTCACGGATCGCATCGGTACGGCGGCGGGTTTCGCCCTCGCTCTCACTCTCCTCGATCAGCCCGCGCAAGACCGCCTGCCCGGAGCCGCTGGCGGTATCGACACCGCGCGCGCCAAGGCTGACCCGCTGGCTCGCCAGCGCCCGGCGTAGATCATTGCGGCGCTCTTCCTCGGCCATCGCACTGCTCTGCTGCCATTCGGCCTGCTGCTGGGCCAATTCCTGCTGGGCCTGCGAGAAACCGAGGTCCTGCTGCGCGACCAGCGCGTCGTAGCTGTTCTGCTGTTCCAGCGCGAGGCGGTTCAGTTCCCAGTCGCGCAGGCGTTCCTCATAGGCGCGCTGCTCCAGCTCCCATTGCTGTTGCTGGAGCGCGAACTGGTATTCCTGCTGTTGCCGCGCCTGCTGCTGAGCCAGTTCCTGCTGGCGGTACTGTTCCTCCAGCGCGCGGCGCTGCAACTCCCATTCGCGTTGCTGCAATGCCTGCTGATAGGCGAGGTCCGCCTGTTGCTGCTGTTGCTGGTAGCGCGCCTGCTGATAGGCATTCTCCTGCTCCTGCTGTCGGATGTCCTGATAGAGACCGACGCCGGTGGTTACGGTCGGGATGATGTCTGCGGCGGAAACGAGCGAACCCATCAGTTATTCACCTTTATCTCGAGGGAAACGGAAAGCAGTGTGAACGGCAGCGGTGCCGACTGCTCGATACGCCAGGGCGGGATTGAGAAATCCCGCCGCCAGCCATGGGCGCGAACCCGCACATCGCCCGATACCGGCGGCGGCAATTCGCCGAGTACGGCACCGGGGTCGAGATCACGCAACGGCACCTCGCGCAGGCCCTGACCGAGATCGACCCGCAGGCTCCGGGTTGATTGCAGACGGTAGGTTGCCTCCACCACCCGATAGGCCCGCCCGGCACCGACATTGGTCATGGCACTCGGCGGCAGGGGTTCGATCACATGGGTAAAGGGCAGCCCGACCTCGATCGCAGTCGCGGGCGGATCAATGGTAATCTGGCCCTCGCTGACCGTGATGGCAGGCAGCACCACATCATCGGCCTTGACCACCACCGACTGTCCGGTGAGGTGATCGAGGCCCGACCATGTGGCGCGCGGCGTGCTGTCGGTGCCGGTCAGGGCGGCATCGCTCGACACCGTATCATCGAACATCTCAATGGCATGGGCACCGTCACGTTCGGTCAGGACAAAGACATCATCGCCGACCACTGCCACCGACAGCACCTTGCCGCTGGTCGCCTGCCGGGTCCATGCTGCCACCTGTTCCGAACGGTAGACCGTGAGTGCTGCCAGCGATCCATCGGCCATGGCGCAGAACAGCAGGCGGCGACGCTGATCAAACACCAGCGAGGATGGCTGGTTGACCAGATGACGGGAAACCAGCGCCAGATCATTGGACTGATAGGCCTGCTCGATATCGGTATAGAGAAACTCCCGTATCTCCCGGCCATTGCGGGCGGCAAACAGGGTGGCACCATCCACATCGACCGGTGAGACCCAGCGGTCGGTGGCGCTGCCCACCCGGGTCTGGCGCCGGATCTGCAGCGTGGTCGGGGTCAGCGGATCACCGGTCACCATCCACTCACCACCAGAGGTAAAGACCTGCAGGTGACGACCGGAGAACAGCGCCCGGATCGCATTCACCTGATCTGACAGGATGGCAAACTCGATGGCTTCATCATCCAGACCATCGCCCAGATCGAAGTTCCAGATATCGCCACTTTTCGACAGCCACAGCCGGTTCGGCAGGGATTTAGACCCGCCGATCACCAGTCGGTCCTGATGGAACGCCGCCGCAATCGGCCAGCCACGCGCATCGGAGAAGGCGGCCTCGGACCAGCTCTTTGTGGCATCTGTGCCGGCCAGTTCCTCATGCACCAGCGCGGTCGCCTCGGTGGCACTGACCACGGCGGTAATTTCGACCTGCTTGCCGGTAATGCGGAACCGTGCGCCCTCATGGTCGGGTACGAAGATATCGGCGGAAGCGGTCAGGGTGACACTCCCCGTGGTGGCCGACGGGGTCAGGGTCACATCCGGCCCGGCATAGCGGTAGAAAGGTGCGCGTTCGGCATCATCCTCGACCACAAATGGCCATGTCTCGATCGACCAGTCGGTATCGCCCTGCCGCAGGATCACCCGCGGCTCGATATCCGGGTGACAGATCAGCAGCGTATCCGCGCTCTGGGTCCAGGCGATCTGGCCGAGCAATGCCGTGGTCCACGGCGTATCGATACTGGCGCGCTCGACCCCGTCGCGGAAGATGGTGACGAGGCGATCGGTGAAGACCAGCAGATAGGCCTGTTCGGTATTGAACTCGAACGGCACCAGCCGCCCGGCCCCGGCAACCGGCGCGAGGTGATAGAGACCGGCGCGGCGAGTGACGCCACCGGTCGGGTGGATGAACAGATTGGTCAGATTGCTGGCACCGTTCTCATAGGCGCGCAGATCACCGCGACCGTGCAGGTCCGGGCTGACCTCGCCGGAGGTGAAGTTGGTTTTGGTCTGGGTGATCCGGGTCATCGGCGTGCCTTTATCAGGCTGAAATCCTCGAACCGGGTTGGTGTGTCCTGCTGGGCGTCGATGGATTTGGCCCGCCGGAATTCATCCTCGGCAAGGCGGAACATCAGGTCGGCCCGGCTCGAACTTTCAGTGATCGGGATACACAGTTCGGCAGCCAGCCGGGCAATCAGCGCCTGATCGAAGAATGGCGGGATCGCCGCCTCATCCGGGCGGAAGATATAGGTCAGGGTCAGGGTCTCGGCATCGCTGTGCAACTGCTGACCGGTGATGCGATAGCGCAGGCCGCGCCCGCGTCCGGCCTGACCGGCGCTGAGACCGCGCAGGAAATCACCCGGCAGCTGAAACGCATGGGCAAAATCCGCCATCGGCTGATCGGTCAGGAGCGAGAGCGCCGATTGCGCCGTCGCGAAACTCCATGGATGGGCAGATAACAGCGCATCACGGGCAGTGGCATAGAGCGTCCCGGCGAGGGCGGCCTCGGTCGAGCCATCATCGAAACCGTTGATTGAGGCGGCACCAAGGCGCATCAGCGCACGGCTGGCAATATCGACGGCGGAAAGCGCCATGTGGGGTACTCCTGACTGAAAGGTTGGAAACAAGGACGTGCCCGCCGGATGCCCGCGACAGCAGTCGGCAGCGGGAGGAGGCGCATGAGTGCTGTCGCGGGCGGCAGGGATCGGCTGTTGGCGGTCAGCCGATCACCACCGGCGACGAGGGAACCGGGCTATGAGGGGATAGCGCGGGCGGGCATATCGCCGGTGGTATCGGGTTGGTTGGTTGCCGTCGGCTTATGACGACAGCAGGCTGGCCACGGTGACATCGCCATCGGTGATATCGGTGACCGAGAGCAGGTCCGTAGACGGCGTGCCATCGGTATCGATATTGGCGATGATCAGATCACCAACCTTCATCATCGGTGACGCATTGTTGAAGTAGTCATTGCTGGTGACACTGGCGTCGGTGGTTGTGTAGTGCCAGAGCGTGAAGCCGTTGGAATAGGCCAGCACGCTGCAATCGGTGGCTTCGAGGGCCATCGTCAGTCTCCTTGGATTATGGATGTGATAGAGGGGTTACGTGTTGGCGGTTATTCAGCCGGGCTTTCGTCGCAACGCATGGTGACGATGCCTTCGGGATCGATAATGATCGCGCCCTGGCTCATCATGTTGTTGACGAAATGGGCGGCGCGATCGCCGTGCCAGCTGATATCGGTTTCCACATCCGACCCGGCGGCATGGCCGATGGCGGATTTGTGATACCAGTGACAGAGGCGGACATCGCCGCTGGTCAGGGTCAGCCCGGAATGCGGAATCCAGGTGGTACCGAGCCAGCGTTTGGCCTGTGTGCCCCGGAACGGCAGATCCTCGGCACCGACATAATCGGCACTGGCGAATTCCTTGACCGCGAGCAGCTCAGTCCATTGCTTCCAGCCGACAATGGCAAAGCGCTGGCCGTCATCGGGCACGTCCTTGTCACCCAGCGCCTCGAAGGCTTCGAGTACCTTTTCCAGATCGAGACCGGTGGTGTTGCCGCCGGCATAATTGGTGGATTTGTCGAGTTCGCGGATGATCAGCTCATCGGTCTTGCGACCGAGGGCATAGGCACCGGCATTGGCAATCACCTGCCGCTCGTCGATATTGGTTTTCAGTTCGTCGAGCTTGTCGATCCAGTCACCGGCGTAGAAGTCTTCGAGGTAACAGGTCTCGTTGTCATGGGCGAGATCCATGACCGGCACCTGCCCGTTGCGGGCCTTGGTGGCGGCGATGCCCTTGCCGACCTTCTGGAAGACGGTGCTCGCCCCTTCCACATTGCCTTTGCTGCGAACTGTCTGGCGCAGTTTCGAGCCCATGCGCTGATAACCGGCATGAACTTCGCGTTCGAATTGACGCACGAACGCCTGATCGATGGTTGTGACCAT